ATTGTTAGATTTTTACATCTTAGCAATGGCACTAATAGTACCAAGAAAGCGTATATACAGTTTTATCACAACGATGACACAACATACTATAATCTAGTAAATGGTTTAAATATGTCAGGTCACACCACACATGACGTAGTGTCTGGTAACTTTTTTACTTTACATCAGAAAGATAAAATAGTATCATACATAGAAAGTGGTATGACTTTAGATGTCACCGTATCCGTAGAAGAATATTTTGATCCAGCAAGGTAATAATTATGGCACCTAGAAAAAAAGCAGCACCTAAGAAAATGTCAAGAGGCGGTTCTACTGTAAACGCTGCAGGTAACTACACAAAACCTGCAATGCGTAAGCGGCAGTTCCAACGCATCAAAGCTGGCAGCAAGGGCGGTAATCCGGGTCAGTGGTCAGCAAGAAAAGCGCAAATGCTTGCGTCTGCTTATAAGAAGGCTGGCGGTGGCTACAAGTCTTAGTGTTGTAATGTTCTGCGTCATAACTGCTAATGCAGTAGAAGTAGAAACAAAAGTACACGACACGCATGAATGGATCTCTAAATGCCACATGGCATTGACAGAGTACGGGTTCGATAAGCCAAAAGAAGAGTGCTTTTGCACAACAGTGACATCAAATGCCAACGAAACTCAATGAGAATACAGAGGTTGCATTACCTCTACGTAATATCATAAGCATGGTTGCTGCCGCATCTGTGGCAACATGGGCATACTTCGGTATTATAGAAAGACTGAATCAACTAGAAACTAACATTACCATGATGAAGGCTGACTTGGAACAGAATACAGAGTTCCGCATAAAGTGGCCTCGTGGCGAGATGGGTAGCTTACCTGCCGACAGTGAGCAGTTTATGTTGATTGAACATCTGGCTAGTGAACTAGAAAAACTACAGACAGATATAGAGGGCGGTAAAGCCCCATACGACCAACAGCAAAAACTAACGCTAGAGTTTTATGAAAAGCGTATTACAAACCTAGAAGAAAATATAGAAAAGCTGAGAAACGGAGATGGTTGAACTTACCTTTGTATTGTTGCTAGTGATGGGTGGAGAAAAAGTAGAGTATACACCATACCAATCTTTATCTGAATGCCTGTCGGTACGGCGTAAAATAAAACGCAATGTAGGACCAACCAATAACTTTGACCAGAAGTGGTCATGTAAAGAATTAAAAGTCAAAGTAAAAGATGGTGAGATATTGGAGATTGTAGAGTAGCCCATGCCCCCACGTAACCATAAAGACTGGACAAAGAAACCTAAAATAGAGTACATAAACTCTCTCATATATTCTGATCGCAGTTTATATGAACAAGAACAAGAAAACATATTTTCTAAAGTATGGGTGCCTATGTGCCACATCAGTGAGATGCGGAACAAGGGTGACTACAGGACTACACAGATTGCTGGCAAAAGAGTTATTGCAATAAACATAGACGGTGAGAATGTTCAGGCTTATTATAATACTAATGATATTGACTATCGTACGCCTGCTGGAACTATTACCTATGATGGTTGGGCAACAACAGAAAAACCCTTACATAGTGAAATAAAACATGGTGGCATGGTGTGGGTGACACTAGACCCTAATCCAACGCAGAGTGTTGAAGAATGGACATGCGGCGCATTTGATTGCATTGCAGACGCAATTGACACAGAAGAACTAGAAGTATTTCACTATCACAAAGCTATCATAGATACTAATTACAAGTTGTGGCATGATACTAATTCAGAGTTCTACCACGACTTTATGCATTACTTTAATCGTGTGTCAGGATTTAATGATGAGTACTTTGCTAGAAAAAATATTCCATTCGATAACGGACATGTCAACGTCAGTAGCTTTACAGTTAACTACGAAGAGTACGATGGTTTTGAAGACAGAGGAGAACTTAGTTTCCCTAACCTTCCACCTAACCAATGGTATATGGTAGACTTATTCCCCGGCTATAACTTTAACCTACGTGGTAGTGCGTATCGCAGTGACAGCGTAACACCGCTAGGGCCAAACAAAGTATTGATTGAGTTTCGTGGCTACGGCTTGCGTAGGGACACAGAAGAAGAAAGACAGACACGTATCAAACACCATAACTCTATATGGGGGCCGTTTGGTAGAAATTTACATGAAGACCTGATTGGTGTAGCAGGTCAAGGCACAACAATGCGAGAAGGTACAGAACCCCGTAACATCTTGCATGGAAGACATGAGAATAGCACAATCCACGATGAAGTAGGTATGCGCCACTATTACGCAGAGTGGTCTAAGTGGATGCAACTGGATGCTAGTAACCCTAAACTGGCAGCATAAAAAATGATTATCAACCAACCAAAGAGGAACAAAAATGATTGCGGAAACCCTTGCGGGTATCGCACTGGTGAAGAGTGCCGTAGATGGTATTAAGTCTACCATCAATACCGCCAACGATATAGGCGAGATTGCAAAACACATAGACAATCTCCTTGAGGGTGAAAAGCAAACACAACAACAACGGGCAAAAAAATCTGGCAATAGTATAAGTGACCAGTTTGGTATACAGTCCGTAGCACAAGAAGTGATTGACGCTAAACTTGCACAAGAAAAGGTGCAAGAGATGCGAACCCTAGTAGATCTTCGCTTTGGCCCCGGCACATGGCAAGGTATTATGGATGAACGTGCCAAGCGTATACGTGAGGCAAAAGAAGCTGCAGAGCAAGCTAAACGAGAAGCAATGCTGCGTCAGCAAGAAATGATGGACAGTATAAAACTTGCTGCTAGTATTGGGCTAATGGTAGCCGCTGGTGTAGGTTTTTTAATTTTTCTCTTGACAATTGTATAATATAGTGGTATAACTTATTCATGGCATTAAAATCATCACAACAAAGTTTAAAGAACTGGACAAATCAAAAGTGGAGAACCAAGAGTGGCAAACCTTCCGCTAAAACAGGGGAACGCTATTTACCTACCGCTGCCATCAAAGCGTTATCACCGCAAGAATATGCGGCAACCACTCGTGCTAAAAGAGAAGGAACTCGTGCTGGTAAGCAGTTCGTCAAGCAGCCTAAAAATATATCAAAGAAAACGGCAAGGTTCAGACGGGGAGTAGGAAGCTAATGTGGACAGCACTGATAGGACCAATTGCAAATATTGCAGGGAGTTGGATGGATGGAAAAGTTGAACAAACTAAAGCTAAAGCTGCAACAAACGTGGCAAAAGCAAAAGCAGAAGCTGTTATCATGGAGAAGAAAGCTACTGGAGAAATTGACTGGGATTTGGAAATGGCTAAAGGGAGCCATTCATCGTGGAAAGACGAGTGGCTAGTTATACTATTTAGTATCCCACTCATATTAGCATTCATACCGGGCATGGAAGGTATTGTCGCAAATGGATTTCAACAATTGGAGCAAATGCCTCAATGGTACCAGTACAGCTTGGGCGTCATTGTTGCTGCTAGCTTTGGGGTCAGAAGTGCGACAAAGTTTTTCGGCAAGAAATGAAGATGTGGCACATGCACGACAGGACTACCCCAGAACAAGCGGAGATAAATCGTGGCAGAACTAACGATGGAAAGATTTCTCAAGTGGAAAATTTTACCCCGCTTGATGATGATTATGATGTCAATATCGGCTTGGCGGGTAGTGGAGTGGTTTATGACACTTCCCAATCCTACTATGGAGCAGTCGGCCCTTGTCAGTGTGGTGACGGGAGCCATGACAGGTGCGTTTGCAGTCTGGTTAGGACATGAGCAGAAATGAACGTAATCATTTGGGCATTAGTGCTGACCATATGCACTGCTGATGGTAGGTGCTTTAATCAGACTGTTCAGTGGTTCGATAAAGAAAACGAGTGTTTAAGATACAAACAAATTTATGAAGATATTCCAAAAGATGGCTCTTGGGCATCTGTTGAATACAAGTGTGGCATTGTAGGGGCTATGGAAATATGAAATATAATAGACAAGACTTAATTGAAAAACTTATTGTAGCAGAAGGTCTGCGCCTACAGGTATATAAAGACACATTGGGAATTGATACTATTGGTATCGGACGAAACCTAGAAGACCGTGGCATCACTAAAGAGGAACTGGCTGACCTAGACATTCCTACTATTGAACACGTGTATGAATACGGAATCACCGAAGCTGATGCGGTCTATCTAGCAGAGAATGACGTACAGATTGTCGAGGAAGAACTGGTACGTGCGCACCCTTGCGTG